CTTGGGATGGCGCAGCATGGATTTCTGCAATTGTTGGAACAAATACCGCAACTACGGATACAGCACAAACTATCACTGGAGTAAAAACATTTACTCAACCAATAGTTGGAAATGTCACTGGTAGTGCTGGATCATGCACCGGAAATGCTGCTACAGCTACACTCGCTACTACTGCTACTACGGCAAATTCTATTGTATCAGGAGCAACTATTACTTCTCCTGTCCTTGCTGGAACAGCAACTGGAAGTTTGACATCTAAAGTTATTCAAGGTGTTACTGATGGTAGTTCTGCAACTGTTGGATATATTGGAGAAATAATTTCAGCAACATCATCCCTTGCTACAATTGCATCAAATACAATTGCAAACGGAGCAAGCATTACCTTGACTCCGGGGTCATGGGAAGTATACGGAAATGCAACATTTAATTTTGCTGCCGTTAGTGCTGCCGCTGGAGATTTAATTGGTGCAAGTATAAGCACAACCAGCTTAACACTTGTTGATAATCAAAGGCAAGTTTTGCTTGTTCCGGCAATTACTGCAATTACATCAACTCCAGCATATGCTTTTGTTACTCCAAGAGTTAGATTTAACATAACGATAAATACTGTTGTTTATATCGTTGTTCAATCCCCAGTAACAACTGCTGGAACAATGCAATTTTCTTCAATCATTACAGCAAATAGAGTAAGGTAAAAATATGAGTTACTGCACACCATCCCCACCATGCGATTCTGAGTTTCCATTGCTTTGTGAACCGCTTGAAATAACTACACAAGCAAGGAGATTAGTTGTAGAGGATACTGCTGCTTGTCAGAAAACTCTTCAGACTCCATCATCGTCCCAACAAATACTTAAATCAGTTGGTGGGAACTTGTCTTGGACAAGTGGAGGAAACAATTCTCTTCTCGCTAAAGACAATAATGGATTTGTCGAATTGCGTAATGGATCGCTATCGGAACCGATAACACTTCCAAGCATCGCACAACATACCGCAAGTTCAGTCCCATCTCAACTCGTCATGCTTTCTGATGGAACAGTCAAGGTGTGGGAGCCTTCACTCACAGCAGATAAATATGTCGCATACTGGGACGGAAGTAACTGGGTAGCATCAACTCTCGCAAACATCCTCCCTTCTGGAAATGGTGTATTCTTCCGCGATACTGCTGGAGCATTGCAAGTAGCCACGGCAGGCGTATCTGGATCAACATTGCAGATGGTTGGTTCTAATATCCAGTTCGTTGCAGCCGGGCCGAACCAACTTCCACAAGGTTATATCTACGGACTCACGATGTCGAACAATGCGGCATCTGGAAATGACACGATTGATGTAGCCGTTGGACGATGCAGAAATACAGCAAATACATCAGACTTATTGTTGTCTGCAACAATGGTGAAAAACATCAACGCCAATTGGACTGCTGGAACAAACGAAGGTGGATTGGATGTTGGAACTAAAGCATCTAATTCAACCTACCATGTATTTGTAATAGGAAATGGAGTAGCATTCGATGTTATCTTTTCATTGAATTCCGTTGTGCCAGCAGTTTCAGATACATCATATACTTCTTCTCGCAGGATTGGATCATTCACAACTGACTCGGCTGGAAATATCCGACTATTCAAACAAATTGGAGATAGGTTCTTGTATTTCTCGGATATTACAGTAGTAAAACCAATTGAATCTCAAGGAGGTGTAGCTGTAGGTATTGGTGGATCAATCTTTACTCTTAATGGAATTCCATCTGATATTATCGTAAAGCCATTGTTCGTTGCGTCGATTACGGCAAATGTTCAATGGGCGGTATACGAAGCTGGTCAGGCATACCCATCTACTCAAATACCAGCAGTAAATAATACTGGAACAAACTATTTAAGGCAGGGAACCAGCACATCTGTTGTTACTAATACAATGGAGCTTTATACTAATACATCACGCCAAATTGGTGTAGATGTTTCTTCTGCTGTAGCGGCAGGAGCCACTGGACTATACATTGACGTGTATGGTTGGGTTGATGATCGCGGCAAAACATTCTAAAAATGCCATCCGAAGGATCAGTATTTGACGGATTCACAAGTATCATAGCGCAAGACGCAGATACTCATCCATCATATCTACCAGAGTCAGTAGTATCAGAGTCGGTAAATAGGACATTCCGAGGAGGAATCAACCGAACAAGGCCAAGTATTCGGAATATTGTAATCAAAGCAGGAGATGGTCAACCATCAACTATCGTTAACGATATTCAGAATGGAAACTTCCAAGGGGCGTATCCATATCGCAGAACAAAATACGAATCTGCTGATGGAATACTATTGTCTGTATCTGGTGTGATCTACTTCCTAAAGATCATAAACAACTTTGGGACTGCTTACAAAATTATTGATGGGAATGATCCGGGTATGATGCACACATTTTTTGTGCAAGCTGAAGATCGTGTGTATATCCAAAATGGATACCAGAATGCCATAGCATGGGATGGTGATCTAAATACTCCAGCATACAGGTTGAATCCTTATAAGAAACAAATGCCGATTGGGACGATCATGGAGTATGCGTTTGGACGGGTTTTTGTATCTGATAAATTCAACCAAATCTACGCTTCAGACATTATCTACGGAAACGGATTTACCGATACTAAGAATACGGAGAACTTCACTGAGATAGGATACTGGGCAGAAGGCGGGGCATTCTCTACTCCAGCAATGATGGGGAATATTACTGGCATGAAGATCATGCCACAGATTGGAACAAATCTTCGTGGACAGGGTGAGCTTGTAATCTTAACTGGTAATGGAGCGTTCTCAATGGATGTATCTCTACCAAGGTCACAATGGAATACATCAAACATCCAACGTATCTCGTTATTGGGACGTGGGTGTACATCCCCATACTTAGGATTGGCTAACTCTGAACTTTGGTTTAGATCACACGATGGTTGGGCATTCTACTCAAATAGCCAATCCGAATTTGCTAGATACTTCTCACTTCGTAAACTTTCAAGGGAAGTGAATAAATGGGTATCAAATGATACTCCTTGGTTAAAGCAGTTCGCTTCTACCTTGTTCTTCAATAACTACATCATTAGTACTGTAGCTCCACAGACCTATCGAGCAGCAGGGGTAAAAGGATTGAATCGTTATCATAGAGGAATGGTAGTTCTTGATCTCGACCAATCATCTTCACCCGCACCAGACGCACAGCTTTCTTTTCGATGGAATGGCATTTGGACGGGCTTTAGACCAACTCAGCTACTCACAGCACTAATCCAAGGCGAGAAGCGGGGATTTGGATTTTCGTTTGATAAAGATAACAAGAATCGACTTTACGAATTCACTACCGCGCAAGGCGACGATTACGGGCCAAATGGTAGCAGGCAGATAGAATCCTTCTTCACAACTGGTAGGTATGACTTCAATCGAAGCGGGGCAACAAACAAGTTCCTCCGCAAAAAGATTACTGGTGGAGAAATGTGGATGAGTGAAATCAAGGGACAAGTAGAAAGCTATGCCGATTTCCGCGCAGATAGTAATCCATGCTGGTCAGAACTGAAAGTGCCTACGACATTCGGGTGTGATCAATGCTCACCAATAGTAACCGAATGCTTTCCACAACGGGGTGGTAATCGCTATAAACGCTACAAGTTTAACACGCCAGACCCAAGTGAATGTAATGACTTGGCGGGCATTCCATCGGTAGAAGGAAGCGAGTTTCAGATCAAAGTCAACCTAATCGGCGCAGCTACAATTGACCGAGTGAGACTGATGGCAAACATCAAAAACAACGACGATTCTCCAGTTGGAGACTGCCCAGAAGAAAATCAAGAATGTGAACCATTTTTGTGTTGCCAAGAAAAATATTGGAATTACAATATCGTAAATTAAGTTATGGACAATACCGATTCATCTCCAGCAATTACATTTCCAAATGTTCCAGATGATTTCTGTCCAACTGGTAATTGGCAGAATGTCTTTCAAGTATTCATTGATGAAGTTCTTTCTAATGGAACTATTCTTGTGCCGGGTTTAGGAAATGTAACTCCAGCGGAAATTGCTAACATCAATCAAGATATTCAGAATCTACAGAACCAAGTTGATGCTCTTGATACGATCCAGATTCGTAGAGGAGTCCTTACTGCAATTGGATCGGGAGATTCTACAAAACCTATTACTTTTAATACTGATATGCCTGACAACGATTATACAGTATCATTGACTGCAATCTTACCATCTTCACCAATAGTAGCGGCATCTCCAAATATATTTTTACTAAATGGAACGAAAGCTATAAATGGATTTACTGTAGCTATTGAAAACAATGGAACTTCCCCAGCAACAACCATAACAAGCATAGAGTGGTTAGCAATCTACTCTGCATAACAACAAACAAAACAAAACATATGACACCACTAAAAGGAACAGACCCAAGACTCGTTAGCGGCGGCGCACCAACTCGCGGTAAAATCGGAACGCCTATGGGAAATAACAACCCACCTAACACTGGTACTAACCCGTACTCCAGCGCACCGCTTCCTAAATCTGGCAAGCCAGTAGGCTCGAAATAATTATCGGAAACGATAATCCCTATGGCTGATACCCTCGAAGAGATGGTAGAGCTAGTGAAGGGTTTTTGTGGTGACTCAGGCACTTGTTCATACGAGCGTGGAGTCAAGGCAGTAAACCAAGCACGAAGACTACTCTGGAATAAACGTAACTGGACGAGCCAAGAAGAGTACGTCCAGATTTGTTGCGTAAATAGTTGTTTCACACTACCAGCTAGGTATGAGCAAATCAGGTTAGCATGGGTAGGCGATGAAGCTGCATCACTAGCTGATGAATGGTTTAACCAAACCAACGCACTCGCGCTACGTCCAGATCAATCCTGCCATAGAGGCATTACCGAGGTCGGCGGGCTTCACGTTCTATTCAGAGACTATACTACACATCCCTACCAAATCGGCGTAATGGCTGAAGAGTCAGAAGATATTGGAGTAGAGTTGATGTTTGAAGCACAAGACCAGTATGATACTTACCATAAAGTTAAAGTAACAACAGCTAACCCACCAACGCTGGCTAAGTCTGACCTCCTTGTTAAAGGGATTCGGGCAGTAACTAAGCCAGTAACTAAAGGTAGGATTCGCGTGTATGCTTACGATACGGCACTGGAAGCAAAAACACTGATAGCAATTTATCAGCCTAACGATGCTCACCCTACATTCCGTAGGTTCACAGCACCAAGAACGTGCGAGTGTATCACGCTTTACGCATCGAAGAAATACTTTGATCTAACCGATCCTAAAGAATTAGTAGAGTTCATTCCAGATGCAATGATCTATGCTGTCCTTGCATTGAACTCGCGGGAGAATCGTAAGGCTCAAGAGTTTCTGATAAACATAGACCTCGCTGTTAAAGAACAAGAAAAGGAAATGGAGAGCGCAGAGATTCCTACTTGTGGAACACTTCGCATTTCTAACTTCAGTAGGGCAGAGAATCTAATCGGTTCTGATCTACTATCTCCATCACCAAACGATTACTTCTTATATCGATGACACTGGAGATCACAGAGAAGTTAGACGCTAGGACAGTAGAAGGGTACGGTGATCCTAACTACGACCTAAACCTAATGGACGTAGAGATTCTAAATCTACCTCCACGGGAATGTCCGTTAGTTCATAGGTTCACGCCGGGGATGTACATTCGGGAAATCTATATGCCGAAGGATACAATTCTAACAACTCTTCTCCATCTTACAACTCATCCTTTTTTTGTCCTTAAAGGGGATGTAACAGTATGGTATCATGGAATCCCTTCTCACCGATATAAAACGGGCTACACGGGCATCACAGAAGCAGGGACACGCCGAATGCTTTACACCCACAAAGATACTATCTGGACAACTTGCCATGTAACAAACTTAACTGATCCAGACGAAATTATTGACTCAATCACTTCAAGGGACTTTAACCCACATATCGCTAAAGATGATTCAAGGGTACAGAAGTGGCGGCACAATAGAACAGATTTAATCAAATGAGATTCCTTTTACCAGACCCATTAGGCAACGATAAACATTCACAAATGTTTCATACCAGTGCATTTGCTATTGGTGCTGGTGTAGTTGCTGTAGCAGCGGCTGGAGCATCAGCGGCTGTTTCTATGTCAGCAGCAGACAAAGCTAAGAAATCCCAAGGCGCAGCAGCAGGACAATACAAAAAGCAACAACGCAAAGCGGTTCAACAATACGAACAAGGACAACAGCAAGTCCAAGGGATGATTCAAGGCGTTCAAGCTCCAGAGTATAACCTTGGAGCAATGATCGGTGATGCTGGTCAAGTCTCAAACTACTATCGCCAACAGCTAGAACAATTTCAACCCGGAGCAGCACAACAACGTCAACAAGCTCAAAGCCAAATCGGTCAAGCAATGGATGTTGTTAGCTCCTACCTTAGAGGTGAAGTTCCTCAAGATGTTAAAGATCAGATCATGCGGAATGTTGCTGAGAGCGCAGGAGCAGGATTCAACCCAGCGGCAGCAGGAAAAGTAGGCGGATTCCAAGCAGCACAAGGACAATTCGCAAGAAACCTTGGTCTAACATCATTAGATATTCAAGGCCGAGGACTCGCCGCCATGCCTAGTGTGCAAGGCACAGCGCAGAACTGGCAGCAACTAGCAAGAGCATTTACAGCAGACCCGTTGGATGTAGGAAGACTACAACTTGGCTATCAAGCAGCACAAGCAGAAGTAGGGCTACAGAAAGCAAAAGCAACTGGAGACATCTACAATAACTTGTTTAACGCTAGGTCTGGTTTGGCTACTAATATATATGCTGCGAACAAAGAAAATATCGCGGCAAGTTACGCCGCTCAACAAGCTACAGCAACAGGAATATCTGATATTGGAAAAGCGACATCTGGCGCGTTGTCTGCTGGAAGTAATATTATGGCAGCAAAACAAGGGTTAGGGTCTTATGGTGGATATGGTCAACCAATGCAACAAAATCCATATGGTGCATATGGAAGTCAGATAAATAGACCTGTTGCATTGTCATCAGACAGACCATATACAGTTCCAACACCACAAGCAGGCTACTAATAAAATATTATGTCTATCGCAGAACTCATAATGCAGGGAACAGAGCAGAACTCCAAGTCAACAGCTTGGGTTAGTGACTCGTTGCAAAAACTAGGTCAACAAGTTGGTACTGCTTTGAAAGAAAAAGAGCAACAAAGACAAGCTCAAGCAATGATGCCATTCTTGCAACAGAATATGCAAGAGTCAATGAAATTAGCTCAAGAAGGAAAATCTGGAGAAGCCTATTCTAAGATGTTTTCTGTGATGAACCCACAGACGATGAATAACCCTCAGTTAGCTAATGTTCTACCTTTTTATTTTAAAGGTGTTACTGATGCTTTGGATAATTCACTAAAAGACAAGCAGATAACGATGATGCAGGGATACTATAATCAAAGGTACGGTGGTGAGGGAAAGGTGGCTCCAGATATTAAAACAATTGTAGATAATCTTAATCAAGAAAAAGACCTAAACGATACTAGAGATACTACATATGATAAACGTGGAGTATATGATCAAGGTACTGGATCCCCTCAAGGTGTTCCAGCTATGACAGAACAAACTGGTATGGCTGTTGGTGCGCCTCAACCATTCCAATTTGCAGCAGCAAGACAAGCATCTCCAACACTACAAAATCTTCCAACAGACAAAGGTGATCCTGCGCTACAGCAACCTAAAGGAATGCCAGCTATGGTTGGTAATCA